GGAATATTTTCAAAAATATAATTTTCAATTAAGTTTTTAATAAAAACATGAGCTTCAATTTCTGGTTCTCTATCACCGTCTACCTGTGGAGTTCCATATTCCCAATATTTGCTAGCTACAAAATTTGTTTCTGTATTAGTTCCTTTTTTCAGGTCGCTAATATATGCTTCTAAAACATAGCTAATGTCTCTTCTACATTTTATTTCGTCGTAGGTAAAAAATATGTAGGGTGCGATATTATTTTCTACATTATAGGCTATAAAAGCAATAGCTTCTTCTAGTATAAATCTTTTATTTGCTTCTAGTAAATCAACAGCCGTTGGTAATAAATTTCCATTAGTGCTGTTAGGAGCAACTGGTGCAGGTAATTCTCCTAAACCAAGATCGATTACATCCGGAATAATACTTGATAAAGAAAGAAATGTAGTAATACCCTCTGCTTCAACTGTAAGTAAATTTGTTGCTTGAGGAGTAGTAGTGTAAGCAGTATAGGTTGTGTTAGTTAGTATATTAGTAGCTATTATGTTATTCAAATACGTGTGTGTTTCTACTTCTACTTGGCTATTATTAACTTGTATTACACCTTGAATGTAATACCTAGATGCAACATAATATGTTAATGAATTACCACCGTATGTCATATCATAGATATAAGCATTTAGGATATATTCTGTATCTCTTTCGCATTTACTTTCGTCGTAAGTATAACCAGCCCAAATACCTAGCCCTTCTGCTACTTTGAATTGTATATACGCTTTCATCTCATCAATGAGGAAAGTTTTATTAAGAGCTATAATTTGTACTGCGTTCGGATATAAGTTATACCCTGGAGGAATAACTCCTGGATAAAATTTATAGTTTGTAAGTTGCTTTTTTGCCATTTAAAATTTCCTTGCTTAACCTAGTGCAATTGACAAAGCTGTTGCTCTAGCGTCTACATATCTTTTATTTGTTGCGTGTGATTTAGTGGTAGGATTAGTATCGACGATTACATTTCCTGTGACTGTAACATCGTTATTTACCGTTACTTCTCCTTGTATGGTTGCGGTTCCATTCATTACTGAAGATCCAGACACTGTAATAGAAGTGAGTGTACCTACACTTGTTAAACTTGAATTTACAATAGAGGAATTGAGAGTGGTTCCGATTAAATTGTTTGCATTTACAGTAATAGTAATATCTGCACTGCCATTAAATGACACACCATTAATGTTTCTTGCTGTCTGTAGTGTAGTAGCAGTGGATGAATTACCAGTTAAAGCTCCAGTAAATGAAGTACTAGATACACTAGTTAGCCCAGCCAGTGTTGTAGTAGTCGAACCTAAACTTAAAGTAGCATTACCTAAAGTAAACGAAGTGGTCACTAGTTTATCAGAAGTGATTCCTCCTGCTAACATCGTATTTGTTACAGTTCCTACGTCTGTGGTATAAACACCGTTAGTTACAGATGTAGCTGTTATTGTACCTATGAGCTTACTTGCAGAAAGACTAGTGATCCAGCTTGGATCTGCATACGATCCTGTGGTATAAATTCCGTTAGTTACAGAACCGGCATTTCCTGAAATATTGCCAGTGATTTTACTTCCTGCCAGACTAGTTATCCAAGTTGGATTGGAATATGATTCTGTAGTGTATATGCCGTTTTCTACTGCGCTGACTACCGCTTCTGTTTCAACCCATGTTCTGTTTGCCATGAGTTCTCCGCCAAACGTATCGCCGTCGTATACTCTAAGGCTATTTGTTGTAGTATCAAAGAAAAACTCGCCTGGCTCTCCTGTAATGGAATCTAATACATTACTAGGGCGTCCGTATAATCTAAAACTACGTGCTGGCAAAGTGGGCATTTTACTAGTCCTTAAACTTAGACTAGTATTTACCGAAAAAACAACTTAATATTTGTAGTTAAATATCGTCTGGAAGATTATTCAATAATTCTCTTAATTTTACGCTTTCCACATTAGCTTTTACTTTAGGAACAGGTGCTCCGGCAGCTGGGTCGTCGGTTACCATACTTCGTTGCTTAATACTGTTTAGTAAGGCACTTCCTGCACTAGGAGTGCTAGAATTTCCGTATCCTTCCTCATTTTCGACATCGGTAATTCTTAAAGTATCTACGTTAAAATCTAAATCAATTTTTTGTCCTACACCGCTGGAACTACGAGTTTTCATTAGCTGTATTTGATATCTTCCTCTTTCTCGCATAGCTCGACTTGTAAAAATACCAAACACATTATCTGCAGTTTGAATTTTAGAAAGACCTCCTGAAATATGGCTATGATCAAACTCAACCTCCTCAACTGCACCTCTGTTTAACTGTGCTGCTGTTACAAAAATACAGTTCTTTTCAACTGCTAAATTTCTTAATTCTTCTGAAACGTATTTGTCTTTAACAAACAAATTTTCTGCACTAATTTTCTTACTCAACGGCATAAGGAGATCCATATAATCGACTAAAAGTACATCAATTTTGTGACCCATTTTAATTTCATATTCTTTCAAATATGCACGAATGTCGTTTGCATTTTTTCCGCTAGGCATATACTTAACTTGAAAATGTCCGGATTTTTTTCCTATTAGTTTTACTTTCATTTCAACATCGTCGATGTTCTTAAAAATTTCTCTAGTAGGAACCCCGGTTACCATCGCGTCTACACGCATCGAAACAAGCTCTTCACTAAGTTCTAATGTTAGATATAAAACATTTAAACCAGACAAGGCATAGTTAACACCGATGTTAGCAAGGAATAACGACTTACCAGCACCAGAGCCGCCAGCCCATATATTAAGTTCTCCTCTATTGAATCCGCCGAAAAGCTTTTCATCAACGGCCTTCCAACCTGTCGAAATTTGCCCGTTTTTATCTTTAATTCTCATCAGTCGACTTCTAGGATCTGCAAAGTAATCTGTGCCCATGTCTTTTTGCAATCCAATTTGTACTGCTTGTTTTATCTTTTCTTCTACAGGACCATATTCTCCTTTTTCTAACATATCTGCGGATTCAAGTATTGCTCTTTCTAAACCTTTATGTCTAATAAAAGTTTCAAAGTCTTGTAACAGCCAGTCGAAGTGTTCTTCTCTTAAATCATTCGGCACTTTAAAGTTACTGCTTGTTGCTGCGTTTACAATGTCTTCGGTAGGTACTACGTTATGTTCGTTAACATATGCTGAAATAAATTCAGCAGCGATTTGTAGTTTTCGATCAAATAATGTATGATCAAAAATGCTTTGACATCTCGAGAAAGTTGCTGCATCTGCCAACATCATCTCAAGATATAATTTTTGTATGTCGTATCCGTAATCTGTATTTTGTTTCATTTAATTTTCTCAAGCAATCTTGCTCGATATTCTCCATTCCATTGTTCTTGTGTACTTATTGAAAGACATAGTTCTATTGCTGATTTAATTTCAATATCGGATAAATTTGTGTCATCTATTACTGCAAATAGTTTTTCAAATACTTCTTCCGGTAATCCTTGGCCATCCGGCCCGCCGTGTTTTGGTATCTTTATTTTACGTTGAACCATGATTTTGCACGTAATCTAATTTTTAATGGGCTGCTTTCTTTTGCTTGTGTAATTAGCCACAGTGTAGTTACTCTCCCAAGTTTTACCACAGCATCGTTGACATCTTTGACACCATCTGGCCAATTTGGCATACTGACAGCCCAACCAAATTCAATAGCCTGTTCTACTGTTTTAGGTCCTTCGTGATCTCTGTCAGGAACAAGAATTATTTCTTTTTCTAATCTCTTTAAAAGCCAGTCTTGTTGATCTTTAATTTCTGCACCTAATAATGCACAGCCATCAATGCTAATAGCGTCGAAGGGTCCCTCGCAGACTACAACAAATTTTTTGTCATATGTTTGATTATCAAGATTAAAAACATACCCAGGTTGCTGTTCTGAAATAAACTTAGGTTTGTCTCCATTCATTGCTCTGGCTGTCCACCCAACAATTTTTTCATTCATAAAAAATGGAATAATGATTCTGTTGCTATATCCAATTTTAGAAGAATAATAAAAAGGATATTCATCATACTTAATTCCTCGGTTCATTAAATAATAAGCAGAGTCGATTACACCTTTAGGTGTTTCACCACCTAAAATTGCCCAATTTTCCCAGTCTTCTATAGTACGAGAATCCATAGGCAGTGCTCTTTCGTGAAAGACAGGAATTATATTTTTTATTGATTGAACATCTTCGTCATGTAGCTTCAAAGCTTCTAATGCAAGTTTTGAAATTAAGTCGTCGCTTATATTCAAAAGCCTTAAAAATTTACGCATCTTTTGACTTAATGTGCGACCAGGTTGCCAACTACATTTAAATTGACAATTAAAACAATGAAAACTAACTGCATCACCTTGATTAAAAATGATGCCGCCGCGACTTCTTTTATCATCGCAGCAAGGTGCGTTGAAACTTATCCACCCGCTAGGTGTTGTTTTTTTCTTTATAGGAAGATATTGTCTAATTGTTTCAGTCACCAGGCTCATAGCCTATATTTTACTAAGAAACAGTGACTTTGTCAACTCTACCAGAGTAATTTGATCCAGATACTTTAAAAGTGTTTGTGCCTACTACCGATGTACCTGTCCAAGTAACATTTGAAATTGAACTTACTGTATAGCTGCTATAAACACCGGAATTGTTAATTGTATTAACTTGTATAATTAAATCGTTTATTTCATCTAGTCCGCCTAGTTGACTTCCTGGGACCTTAATAAGACTACCCACACCGTAATTTGTACCGCCATGATCTACAACAACGTTATAAGTGCCATCTAATTTCTGACTAACATCAAAACTAGCACCAATACCGTTTATTGTATTAGTCTGGTAGCTTACCCTAAAGTAACTATATTCACCAACTGGGATATTTTGAGCAAATGGTATTACTCCCGTAAATAATCCGTCTTCGAGACTTTGATTCCACGACCCAAATGGTTTACCTGCTGCCAACCAAGCCTCTGTGTTTATTGTGTCATTTTTAGTTGCTTCTAACCAAATTGCTCCAGTAAATCCTGTTACTTCGATTTCGAAATTTAAAGAATCAGTTGGTACTGCCTCATAAAATTTTGCAGGAATCGCACTACTATGATAGATAGGAACACCATCTAAATCTATCTCTGCAGTAAATGTTTCGTATATAGCAGGATCTCTAAAAGTAGGAAGTGCTTCGCCTGCTAGGTCCATTGTTCCTATAGCATTGAAATGACTGTCTACGTAGAATAAGACATCGTTTCCGTCATCATCTAAACCGGTAAGAGTATACTTAAAAGATTGTAGTTTTAGTTCTTGTGTATCATCTGCAGATATAGTTGTAGTTGCTATACCTTTAATCGGAGTAGGTGTTACAGGATACTCTAAAACACTATTATTCTGAGCGTCCATTATGTTTAAACTAATAGATGAAAAAGTGGACAGATCTAAACGTTTTTGATCTGCATTCATTATTTCAAATTGCACAGTATTATCTATACCGCCGTATATTTTAATTGTTCTAGCGTACACTTTTTTAAACTCCGTAGTAAAAGCTGCCGTATCTGCAATGGCTATTGATCTGTTTGGATATAAATAACTTTGAATTTTTTGCATATCGTGCAAACCTTTATATATATTTATGGCAAAACTTAGAGGTCAAGTAGAGCAGAATTTACCCTTTATTTCGGTAATAAATTACGGCGAAAACGAGTACATTGGTATCATAATTAACCAAGATCAATATGTCACCAGTTTTTATGATTTAAACGCTATCAAAACTAGCGAAGAAAGGGCGGTTTTCCTAGAGATAGGAGAAACTTGGTGGTGGGAAAGTAACCGACAATTTCCGATTAATATATTTTGTAGAGAACAAATTCAGCCCTTTGCCTATGCAATTAAAACATTCAATAGTAAAGATACTAGAATTATTTTAGGACCAGTAGTCAACTTAATGAATTTAACATTAAAAAGAGTAAAGCGTAAAAGTGTTCAATTAGTAAGAAATCCTAACAAAAATTAATTATAACCGTAACTTAATTTTTCACAAATTAAATTCATCTGAATTACAACAACATGAGCATACGCAATAGCATGTGCTTTCTTGAAATAATAATCACCGTTCTCTGGTTTCTTCCAAATCGTTTCCCCAATCTCTGTCCAAGTCTTCCCAACTAGGTGTCTCTTTGCTGGGCGGATCAAAGCGAGACACATTGCCAACTCTTCTATAGAACGAGGTTTCATTTGTCTCAATAAGTTCCCATGCCCATTTACGTGGAATAGTAAATTTGTGAAATCGTCTTGTTCTAGTAGATCCCATAACGGTTCTGCCTCCATCAATTCTTTAAGATGTTGTTTATTCTTTACACCTTCATAAACACTTACATTCAAAAAATCTATTTTAAAATAACCCCTATTTTCTGCTTCTTTATAATCGATTGTACACGTATTTGTAAATGGATTATATGGTATAGAGGTACAGTAGATACCTGTATTGTGTTTTTTAAAATTTCCTGATTCATCTTTTATAGATGCAGAAACATACTTGAATTTTTCAAGTGCTAAGGACCTATCAGGAAAATCGATATCAATATCTGGCATCAGTGCTCTATTTTAGATTCAAATAACATTAGTGGCAAATACTCTGCAAGATGATCTGCATATTTTTCAGCGTCTTCTATATTCTCAAATCCTAAAAATTTTACATACACAGAATTATCTTCTTCGTCAATAGCAACTTGAATGTCTAGCTTTAATGCATTTACATCAGCTGGAACATGATTAGTACTGGTCATATATTTGATTCCTTAACAACTTGCTTAACTAGTTCTACATCTTCTGGATTATGTTTAAATTTATTCATCCAAAAAGGAAGATCCATAAT